GAAATTGTTTCCATTCCAGCTTGATTTTGACAAAGAAATTAAAGAAGTAAATCTTGATGACAGAATACTTAATGTGAAGGAGTAAATTATGTATTATTACTGCAATAATTGCGGGATTATTGACGAAGATGATGTTTATCGTAAACTGATTCATGAAGCAGTATATTACCCAAATGACATGGCTCATCCAGCCGAGTATGACGAGCCAGCATGTCCGTCTTGCGGAAATTATGTGAGCGAATATGTTTGTGATGATTGTCTAACAAAGGGAGATTGTGACGAAGAGACTCTTTATGTAGATGAAAGACTCGCAATAACTTGCCATAAATGTTTCACAAAAAAACAGGCAGAAAAGTGGCTGTCTAATTTTCACGTGAATACCGTTCTTAATCTCACCTCAAAATTTGGCTTTATTGACGAAAAAGAAACACATGAATATGCGTGGGAATTAATCAAAGAAATACTTAAGGAGAAACAATCATGAGAGAATACAGCGAAGACTTTTCAGAATGCCCTAAAGATGTTTTTGTCTGGGTGATATGCGATAACTACAAAAGATATGCGATAGCCAAACTTTGCTCTTGCTGTGGAATATGGTCTGATGAAAATGGACGGCAAATAGAAAGAGTAGATGAGTGGGCACCATATTTAACTCAAGCAGAAAAGCGCAAACACGAAAGACTTGACAAGATAATTAATGCCTGGCTTGATGAAAACTATGAGCAAAGGCACAAAATAAACTCTATGAGAAAACATCTAAATGTTGATAACATAAGTGATTGTCAAAGCTTAGAACAAAAACAAGAATATCTTAGACACTTAAGAGGAGGCAGAACATGACCGGCAAATACACTCCAGATGTTACAAGGATAAAAGAAATATATGATGATGCGTTGATGGGCTTAATGATTGCCTCCATGCCAATTGAAATACATATTGACAAAAAAGAACTCGCCGGTCTCAGTCCAGTCATAATATCAAATAATATTCAGGAGCTTGATGACGACATAATCATACAGATACATACAATAGAGTATGAAGAAAGTCAAGCCAAATATCTTGCGAATATATCCACAATAAATAAATGTGTAGATAGTAATACAATCATTAAGCATTATGAACTTCCAACACTACTTGAGAAATCATATAAGATAACACTAAGGAGATACTTATGTCAAGAATGCCGCAAAAAAGGATAAGATGTATGAAAATACTTAGAGCCATAGTCACAATTGCCCTGCTAATTTTGCTCATACCATTTGCAATACTTGGGTTGCCTGCATTTCTAATCATACTTGCACTGAATTGGATTAATGGTTACAGTCCGAATATGCTTGGTCGGGAAAAGCAATAACACTTTAATCCCTGAGAGGATACAGAAAGCGTGGTTTTCTGTTTCCGTTATATCATAGCACTAAAATAATGCTTGACAAAAAACACAAGCTCCTTATTTCTATACCTAAAGGAGATTGTGAAATGATAAAAACAACACTCAAAAGACGCAAGTATGTTTCTGGCGCAGAAAAGATACACACATCAGTTTATCTGCTTCCGAGGCAAAGAACACATGTTGAGTTCTTAATGAAAGCACGTGGCACATCAATGAATGAGGTAATTTGCTCACTAATTGATGAATCCATGAAACGATTTAAGCTTGGCAAGACATTATGAACATTGAGAGCGTCAAATATGCAATCGGCATAGACCCAGGAATCTCTGGAAGCATATTCTGTCTTGAAAGAAAAACCAAAAAGATACATTCGTTTTATGATGTTGAAAAAATCGGGGCAAACATGGATATTGCTGGAGTCGTTAAGTATCTCAAGCAATTCAATCCAAAGGAAACAGTTATATTCCTTGAAAATCCACACCCTAACGGAAGTGACGGAATTAAGACCGTCTACGCAGGATTCATCTACGGACATGGCGTTGGCTCGATGAATGGTATTTGTCTTGCGCTCGGCTTTGAAGTGAAAAAGGTTGAACCAATGCAATGGAAAGGATACTTTGCCCTGTGCTCCAGTGCATCAACTTACAAGCAAAAGAAAATGATGGATGTCGAGAAAGCCTGCTATCTATCCCCTGAGAATGAGCACATATTCAAATATAAGAGAATAGACACACAGTCATACAGACACGACAGAGCAGATGCCTTCCTGATAGCAACCTATGGAATCGAGAAACACTTAACAAATAAATAATTAAACAACAAAGGAGGCTTTGCATGATTTTAACCAAACAGAAGGTTATAATTGAGCAAATAACACCAACGCAAAAGGCTTACTCGTTACTGGAGCGAATTGGTCGAGTATGCTATAAATCTGAGGATAGGATTACAGAAGATTCTGCCACAAAGTTTATCAAGAGCATTGTGGCTCGCAATCACCTATCTGTCATTGAGCATTGCGTTGTCACAATAAGATTCATAACTAATAGAGGCGTCTCTCACGAGCTTGTGCGCCATCGAATTGCCAGCTTTTCGCAGGAATCCACGCGTTACTGTAACTACTATAATCAGAGTCACTTAGAATTTATTATCCCGCACTGGCTTGATGTTAAAGAAGGCGTGTTTAGCTACAATGACCTAACTCCCGGCTCATTAACACCTGAGCAGATATTTTTACACGGCTTGCTCATGGCAGAAGAAGCTTATAACGCACTCATTGCTGGCGGCAAAAAACCAGAAGATGCCCGTGACATTCTGCCAATAGACGTAAAGACAGAAATTGTTGTGACAGCCAATTTAAGAGAATGGCTTTTAATTTGCAATTTAAGAACCGCAAAAGCGGCACATCCAAACATGCGGCAAGTGATGTCGATGGTTCTTGATGCACTGCAATTAGAATATCCAGAAATCTTTGGTATGGGTGAAGCCGATGAAGCATAAATATATTTCAGTCACCACATCAGGCAAGGGTATGCACGTCAATGAGAACGGTGGCAATCGAGACAGTGCAGAAGATAAACTTGACTATACGCTGCTCCCAATTCCTGCGCTCAATCGCATAACACAACACTATGTCAATGGGGTGAAGAAATATAAAAGAGACAATTGGAAGAAACTTTCCACGCCAGAAGACATAGAGCGATACAAACAATCCATGTTCAGACATTTAATACAATACCTCGAAGGTCAAGATAATGAAGACCATCTTGCTGCCGTTGTCTGGAACGCAATGGCTTTACTATACTTTGAGGAGAAGGAAGATTAACAATGTGCTCCGATAACTCAGCGGTTAGAGTGGGTGTCTTATACGCATCTGGTCGATGGTTCAAATCCATCTCGGAGTACCAATTCATTGAAGAGCCACTATAGCTCAATGGCAGAGCAGTTGTCTTGTAAACAACAGGTTTCCAGTTCAAGTCTGGATGGTGGCTCCACAATAAATAATAACAAGGAGTAAAAACATGTGCGAAGATATTCTCTCAATACCATTGTGTGACGTCATGAGTGATTTCACCGATGGACACATTTTGTACGAAGAAGGAAACTATGTGTTTGTTCCCGCATATCTGCTTGATGTTTCTGTTTGCCATATACCCAGGAGCTACATTGGCGATGATGCATATGCGCTAACAATTTCTTTTGGTTGCCATCAAGATGCTGTTGGAGTTGGAACCGTATCATATGAGCAATTAGTTGAAGACAGTAATAAGGAAGGAGTATTGCACATAAACAAAATATTGAAGCAAGTAACTGAAGCATTTGACATTAAGGAGGATAGATTTGACCCAAAGCCATGTATAATGATTATAGATAAGAGCAACATGATAGATGTATGCGGGATAGAGCAGTTCCGTTCACTTGGCACAAGAAAAAGAATAATGTTTTCAGAAATTAGTAAAGCAAAGGAAATTAAGGAGAAAATATAATGCAATACATACTTATAGTGCTTGGAGCAATAATTATTGTGCCATTTGCAATGATTGCGATGATTACTTTAATATTTGCTATTGCATGGTGGGGGGTGATTGTGTCCAGTAGCTTAACTTACGCCCTATATCGTGACAAAGAAGATTTATACTACGCTGGATGCATAAACAGTGAAAATAAAGCAAATTGGTATGCAAGAATGTTAATGGGATTATTTCCTCCACTTGTAAGCCATAAAGAGAAAAGCCATGAGTAAACCATTTGATTTGGGTAGCATGAATTGTGCGATGGGAGAAGCCTGGGTAGAAAGTTGGTGCGATACATGCTATCGCTATAAGTATAATTGCAGGATATATATGCAGGCAATGGGAGTAGGACAACAACCCGAACTAATATATGATGAAAATGATAACCCAATTTGCACTAAATACAAAAACAAAAAAGACCACATAGTAAAACACAGACCACCTAAAGACCAAGAAGAAATAGTATTTGAGGAGTAAAAAGATGACCGAAACAAACTGGAGACCAACATCCATGCTGAATGAAAAAGAGCTTAAGACAATTCAGCAATTTGATTTAGAGAATAGCCATCCACATCATTTTTGGCTGGACATGGTTGATTATGACTGGCTTGATAGCATTGTGTCGCAACTTTCATTTATCTATATGCACGGCAATGTGGTGAAAGCTATTGATGAGCAAGGAATACTTTTAGCAAAAGGAGAAAAGTAAAATGATAGGAAAAGAATATCTTGGAGATGAGAAAACAAAACGCATATTATCCGGCGAGCCATTCTGGTGTTGTGCGGCATTTATTGATAGCGATGGATTGCAAATTATAGAACCAAGAGAATCTCAAGTACACATGAACTGGTATAATTCATTCACAAAAACGAAAATAGAAGATTTAGAACACCGCCATATGCTTTATGGATATCCAATCAAGAATGTGAGTGTGTTTGATTGCCAGGAAGATTGCAGGGAGTCATTTATGCTTATGCTTGACAACCTTTCTATGCGTCTTGGCAAAATAGACATTGACCTTATTGAGTTTACCAGAACAGGCAAAAAGTCTCTGCTTGAAAGATTCTGTGAAGCGTACGAAAACAATTCCTCGCAACGCTTTCCCAAAGGTGGATATACATACACAGAAAAAGAATACATTCCACCTATCGATGTTGTTGCCGTTAGAAAGACTATGGAGAAAATATTTGAAGGTATAAAAATTCTTGATATGCTGAATAGGTGGCTTGAAGATGAATAAACGCAGACGACGTTGCAGGAAATATGTTTCAGACAAACCGGATATAAGCGACAGCTTTTTTGTCACAGCAATCAACTATGCAGGCAGAAAAAGATTGATTGATAAGATTATCTTCATTTGCGATGACTTAGACGAGGCTAATTCGTTGTATCATAAATTGACACAAATACCATATCTTAGGCATCTGGTTGTGACGGAGAGAAAGCCAACAGCCTTCAGCATTGATAAATACAGGAAAAACATTAACAAATATAGAAGCGGCGAGTATTTTGTCACAATTGTAAATGGTGAAACCAATAAGTGGAATCAATTAGTTAAAAACATGCCTTAATTGTTGTAGCATGACATCAAACAGCCTCGGGGGGGCAGCATTATTTGTTTGGGAGACTGTAGGCTTTCCGATTAACGTGCCGAAGGCACTCCGCCCTTCTTTTAGCGGTGTGCGGTAGCACAGCCCAAATTAACTCAATGTAAACAGTATAAGGAGAATTAAATGAAGATAAGATTATCGTCAAAGGACAAGAATCTTGTTGCCATGTGTTGGCTTGCAGAAATTGTTTTAAGCTCACTTGTAAGGTGTTCTGAAAATAGCGTAGACAAAATACCAAAAAGTAAGATACCATTCTATAATCATGTTTCAAAGACATTTCAGGAATCGCATGAAAATGTTATCAAATTGAATGACCAGTTTTCCGAGCAGATAGCCAAGGTGTTTGAGCCGGGCTTTGAGGACACTCTTTGTGACTTAACTTTATCTATTGTGACTCTCTACGAAACAATGAAGCCAGAGCAGTTGCTTAAGATAATGAAGGTGGCAGGCATCAGGGACAGTGACATCATAGAAACATATGAAAAAAGCAGTCACGGCAACCAGTCAAGTTCTTCTTGACACAAAACAATAATCTCTCATTTATTGTATCAAATATAAAACAGGAGATTAAGATGATTAATCAAAGACAACTTTATGATGCGTTCCGTGCTTGCAAACAAATCTATGGAGTAGACCGTGTTCACGTGAACTTAATTGCCATACAGCTTAATGTATTGGCTATTGATGTAATTACTTATATCAACAATAATCCTACACTTGTCAACACAAGATTTGAGGCGGCGAATAGTGGATTTGTAAAACCTGAAACAGCAAACTATCCTGGCACGTATGTAACGGGCGTAACATTAATCCCATTCATTTCAACCGTGAGCGTTCCAAAGGTGGGCGAAGATGGCGCAACAATTGTGCTAACTCTTTCTGGCGATACCTTTGTCGAGGCTGCTGAAACAATCACAAATTTCACGGTTGACGCAGGAACTACTGGACTCACGCTTTCAACATCAACAAAGGATAGTGATACTCAAGTAACCCTTGTTTTCACTGGAACCGTCGGTGCAGGGACACTATCAATTGGAGCGACAGCAACAGCATTAACCGGAACTGTAGCAAGCGACATTGTTTATCTTGTTGTCAAATAAAAGCTCAGTTACGCTTATTGACATTCCAGAAGGCGAATGGCTTTTGATTTAACTCGCACAAACTACACACTCATCCCTCCATTCTCATATCGGGTTTGGAGGGGTTTTTTTGTGTTTAGTTTTCATAAGAAAGAAAGAAAAGAACCAAAAGAAAGAAAGAATAGGTATTTATTTATATATATATATATATTATACTAAGAGTACTTAATAAGTATTATTATATATTCTTAAAAGATGCTATTCCTACGTAATAGAACTATAAAATAATCAGTTTTGAATTAAAAGCAAATAGAATTTTAGAACAAGTTTTACTTGAGTACTTATACTACCCCCTACCCCTTACCCCTTCCCCCACGCAACGAAAGCAATTTTAACACACTTTATTTGCAAACACTATAAACTATACTAACTAAGGGCAGAAATCGCCACAGCGGGCTTCTGGTTGCGTTCTGTGGCAAATTGCAGGCTTATGGTTGGGCGCTTTTGCTTTGTGTGCGCATTTTCAAGTATAAACAAAAACGGATGCCAGGAAGGAGGAGACTGACATCCGCGCGAGGAGAGGTACGAGATGAGTGTTAGAAATCTATTCCAAATCTCAAGCCAAATACATTATCCGTGTTTGCAAAGATTGAGACAGAATACTTATCTCTCAATTTAATTCCAGCATCAAGACCAGCATTTTTCAGCCCAGCCTTGCCTTCATCATCAATGAACCCAACAGAGACCCCAGAAATGAACCTAATCAACCTTGGCTTCTGAGTTACATACTTAGTGGTCTCAATTACTGTCTCTTTGTGATTTGTTTTTATACCTATATCAGAGTCAAACCTATTCTGCTCTATGAAATACCTAACCTTGACATCAACCTGAGTATCAAGTGTGTCCTTCTTTGTCTCATAAATAGCAATAGGTTGTGGCTTATTATCAATATAAACCGTATCAACCGAGCCTTCTATGTATCTTTCAATTATGCGCACTTCAACCGGCTTGACTATCTCACGATTAATAGTTTCTGTGCGAATGTCAGGAATCCTTTTCCATGACCAGAAACTAAATATCAATAGCCCCGCAATTATCAGTGCAACAATGATATAGAAGGCATACTTTAACAAATTACTTCACTTTCCCAATAGAATTGAATATGTTATAAGAACTTCCGACAGCAAGAGCAATCTGAAACCAGATGTTCCCAGCAATGAATCCATGCCAACATAAAAATCCGGAGCCAACAATAGCCAAGACCGATACAATAAACTCACGGCTGAATATTGATACAATCCTGCTCCAAATGGTTGGATAATTAATCAATCCGTATTTCTTGTCAATGGTTTTGGAAACAGTATAGCTTACAACTGTTGCCATGATAATGATACTCCAACTGTTTTGGTCAATCAATCCTTTTACCAAAAACATGGTAGCCATTATAGCTAACAAAGCTGACAGAATAAACTTTCTACTTAAAAACTTGATATCCATCTTAATCTCCATTTAGTGTTTTTGTCCAGTATTTTTCCAACTCAAAACTGCCCAGTAATTCTTCTCTGAACAGCACTTCTCTAAACCAATTCATATCAATATTGGGGCAAGTCCTACCACCTTGTTTCTCGTAGTGACCGTAAACATTCTCAACGTTAAGGTCATACCTAAGCAATAAAAACTCTATGGTGTGTTTAACCTTCCAAAATTGAGGCACGGTAAACTTTTCCTTGCCTATCAAACAATAGCCCACACTTGTTGCATTATATCCAAGAGTATGCGCCCCAATTTCATTATCAGAGATGAAGTTATCTCCATCCAGATACCTACCAACCTCAAGACTGCCATCCATTTCAGGAATATAAAACTGTGGTCGCACAAAGCCATTCGTGCCAACAAAGTGATAGCCTATGTCACGCCAGCCGTTAGACAGGTGCCATCTCCTTATTTCTGAAGCAGAACCCCACAGTGAGTCGGAGCAGTGCAGGATTATCTCATTGATGCGTTTCATTATACTATCCATCCACCAGAAAACAGTCTCAGCATCACGTTGTATCCCAAGAAAAAACCAGCATTGCCAGCCAAGATGTCAATTAGACTATCCAGCCAGCGCTGTTTTAGTAGCACCATGAACGGCTTTTTACTGAGCGACCATTGGCGGTATTCTACCCATGCTGTAATCATGAATGCAGCGATATTCGGAAACCAGCCGAGCCCCTGCGCCTTGCCAAGGAACGCAAACGCCCATGCAAGTAATCCAAGCACAAGCATCAGCCCAAAGTGTTTGTGAACGTTAGTCAATTTCATCTTCTATCTCCTGTTCGCCGATATCAATACCAAGCTCCAGCAGTCTTGCCGTCCACTCGGCTTTATTGTCATAAGTTTCCCAAGTCATCACATCGTGAGCTATTACTTCACCTTGCTCCGAGTAGCCATGTGCCACTCTATCGTTGAGATAGACTATCCACCATGTAGGCATGCTTATTACATGTCTCATACTGCCAATCCTCCAGATGAAATTACCCAACCAGATGTACCATGATTTTCAAGTGCCGAGATTGCGTCTAATGCGGCTGTGGTGTAAGTATTCGCACCAAAGTGAATAGTGATATTTTCTGGCAAGGGGTGCTCTATATCATCGATTAAGGCTGCCCACGCTATTAATATGGGGTCTAAAAAACCATCTTCTTGCTTTTGGGTCAATAGCATGAAACCTAAGGCAGTGGTCAATGAATTTGGTGTCCAGTTGGCGATACCTGTTCCAGCTATGCCACGCCCACCTCTGAAGTCGGCTCCTGAACAGGTGTAGAACATGTAATTCATATTCACCACATTACTCACATCCCATGCTGAAACGTCTGGATTGAAGACATCTCCTGAACAGCCGTAGAACATGCTAGGCATAAACGTCACATTACTCACATCCCAGTTTGAAACGTTTGGATTGAAAGCAGCTCCTGAACAGTTGCGGAACATGTTAGCCATATTCCCCACATTGCTCACATCCCAGTTTGAAACGTCTGGGTTGAAGACATCTCCTGAACAATCGTAGAACATGTAAGACATATTCCCCACATTGCTCACATCCCAGTTTGAAACGTCTGGGTTGAAGACATCTCCTGAACAATCGTAGAACATGTAAGACATATTCGATATACTCTTTGGGCAATATTTAGGGACAGAGATAAGTCCGGTGCAGTTATAAAACGCAAACATAAATGACTCTATGCCAAGTTTGCCGAAGCTGCGTATATGGGTCAGCAGGTCTTGGCCAGCAAGGTCATCTGAAGCAGCACGCTGATACGCTTTCATCGTTCCAGATACTTTCACCACATATGTGCCAGCGGTTGTATATTCGTGAGAGATATATCCAGATTGACCAGATGTAGCGCTTACCACCGTAGCAGCCGAGCCATCGCCCCAGTCAATAGAAGCTTCTTGACCCACATCAAACCAATCTCCAGCAGCTTTTATCGCAAGGGCTATGGTGGTGGGTTCTGTTATCTGCGTGAGATCATATTCGAGAGCTAAAACGTCACTGTATGGCTCACCCCCCACCTTCCGATGCGCGCCGAGACCGAGACCTAATGCTAATTGAAGTCTCATCACTAACCTCCCATTATTTCACTTATTTTATTCAATTGCTTCTGCTGATTCTCAAGAATATTATTATTCTGATTATTTAGTATGCCGCCATAAACAATCGCGGCAAGAAAGGCAATAACTGCAATCACCCTTACAGTCTTTGTCCAAAAAGCAGACCATGCAGAAATATCATCACGCTTCTTGTCAAGATAACTATTAGCCAAATGTTCAAACTTCATCTTGCCATTTTCGCTACACAAGAAATCTGATGTTGCCGAATATATCACATTTTTAACTTCTGGATGAGAAAGACCCATGACAAGTGTTTGATGAAAGTCATCGTTAAGCAAATATCTATCATCGTATTTTTGATTATCGGTCTTTCTGTCCATTTCAACTATGTGTTTAAGCTCCATTATGCTTTTCTCAAGATTAGCGAAACCGCTGTCCATTTTTCTCTCCATGTCAGACATTCCCTTTTGAAACTCTTGTCTTGATACTATATCTTTTTCTTCCATTAGTGTTTGCCAATAATCCTCTTTATCTATACGCAATCAAAACCGAATCAGTCGAGGTTGTGGGAATTGTGACCTTTTGAAAAGCACCCATGATTAACGTTCCAGCAGAAGCGCCATTTACGTCTGACATATTCTTGCCCGCACCATTAACAATGACGCTGGTCAAGTCATCGGCAAATACACATTCTGTAATTAATTGAATGCCAGAATAGTTGCGCTGATAGCCAACAACACTTATGTCATCGCCTGCAATGAGCGCAATATCAGAAGTTAGAGTTCCGGTTGCCAAGGCATTAAATGGTATTTCACTATCTTCAGCAGCCTTTGCAGCCACGTAAATAACAGCGCCCTGAGGAATAATATCTCCAGCAGTGTTATACTGTTTTACCTTAATAATATCAAAGTCGTCTGGCATCGACTGATATTCCTTCTGGTTTTTATCTCTTTCAGCCATAATAAATACTCCTTATCTTTATGTATCTATTTTTTTTATTTGCGACACTGTGTCAAGCTATTTGTTCTTCTCTTGCAGTAATTGTTTGAGATATATTGCCAGAGATAGAACTTCCTTGTGGCTCCGTTATTGATACTTCAATTAAAAAATAATTCACTTTCCACCATCTTGCAAACTTATATATTCTTTCTGCCAGAAATATCCAAGTATTTGCATTGAATACTTTTGGAATGATTCTGCCATATTTAGTTACAGCCATTTTATCTACCCTTCCTCACTAAATCCAGCCTCAGAAATGTCGTCTATTTCTGACCCATCTGGTGTTGTTGTTATGTCAAACATTGGCGGGGCAACAATGTCAATGGTTCTTGCCGCGTTATACACATCGATTGAGCTAAGACCGTCAAAGAGCACTATAGACAAGTATGCTGTTCCAGTTTGCAAATTGGCATAATACGCAGAAGTCCATGCCCTGCCAGTAGGGCTTGCAAGAGTAACTGTTTTTGTGGTAGTGCCAGACATTGTAGCATATGTTCCAATTGAGCCAGCAGAACCAAAATTGCCAACACCATTGCTTGTTATTGTCTTGGTAACCGGAGACACATAGTTTAGTGATGCGCTAAACGTTTCCAGTCCTTTTAATGACTCTATTTTATTCAATGTGTCTGGGTCACTTACCTCGGTAATTGTTAACGCAACATTTTTTATTCCAGACCATTTTTTAGATGCATCTTGCAATATACCGTGCACATTAGATGTTCTCATGGATATACAATGCTCATAGCCAAGCCTAATTGCGAATGTTGATGTTTTGTCAACAATACCATATGACATTGTTAATTCAAATATAAAAACACTGGATGCAATTGATTTGCCAGTGGGTAATGAATGTCCGCATTTGTCCGCAAACTCCGACATGTAAAGATAGTTAAAAAATAAATATCCATATGCAGAATGTCCAGATGCTATGCTACTTGGCATTTCGATACTACAATCTTCACCAATATCTATTCCATCACCAGCAATGGTTGTGAGTGTGCCCCATGAATCTATTACTCCGGTAGACGTGTTCTTTGTTCTAATTGCATATTTTTTCATCTTCAATGAATATGTAATATTTTCCACCAATTGGTCTGATGGATTGCTTACGCTAACGTCTGAGTACAGCCCAAAGAATCCATCAAACAATGAAATTGCGCTATCGGTTGACAAGGTTAAGTCTGCAAGCGTAACAGTTATGGTTGTTTTATATCCTGTTGGGCAAGTGTTCAGTGCTGGAGTGTCAAGATATGTTAAATTAAGTATTGGATTTGTCATTAAATCAAGACACTGGCTCGGTAAAATCTTAAACAGTATCGTTCTTGAAAACCTTGCACTTGCCAGATAGTGTTCAGCATTGTCATACGTACTCTTCCCACGAGAATCGGCTTTCTGCCATTTCCATGAAGAGCCTTCCAGTCCCATTAGGTTACCTAAGGCTGAACTGCTTGGGTATTCATTGGTAGTAGATATCTCTACGCCGTTGCCATTATCAAGAAAAAAGTTATTTATATCATAATGATTTACCGATGTATTGTCTGACTTACCTAAAACAGGAACATTGACAGAGATATAAAACTCATCGTATGCGCTGGTTAAGGCTGTTTCTATTCCAGTATCGCTATCAAGCTGGTTCCCGCTTTTGTCAAATAGCTTCCACACTGGGTTAGATTCCCATCTCGCTGTTGCCGTTGCTGTGGTAAATTGAAAATTACGAGTAGCATTTAAAACGGTTTCATAATATCCATTTACTTGTGTTGGGAACATTGCTACAAGATTGTCGTCACCATATGTAACTCTATAAAAAAACCTTACTCTCATTGGTAACGGTGTTGCTGGGTTTGAATATTTTGGAAGCACAAAATCAACACCATCATGAAGCAGGCTTACGTATGTCACTGAATCAGTTAATGTAGTTCCCTGAAGAAGAACATTCTTGAAATATTCAAGAAGATTTTGATATGACACAACAGAATTTATGTCATTGATAGCGTTTGACGGAACATCATATATCGTTAGCGGAGCCACGCTTGAATCAACCATGCATGGATTCATTGCATATTGTAACAGCTTGTCGTCGGTGCTAAGCCCAAACCATGCGCCCATGTTGCCAGAAAAAGCCGGCTCTGTTTCGGGGCTTGCCACAAGTGCGTCTACATAAGCCTTAGTGTAAACATAAATCTGTGGGTATATATCTATTTTTTTTATAGCCATTTATTCTCCATTAAACTATACTTCCAATGTCAAACCAAATATCATTTTCTTGTGGCTCGACTGGTTGTGTTTCTTGTATATATATATCCCCGCCAAACACATGTTGTGCTGGCATTGAGGACATGATTTCTGTTATTGTTTTACTCATCTCAGAAATAGACAACATGATTGCTGCATATTCTGGCGTTTTGGTAAAATCACCCACTGCCTGAGACTTAAGATTGAGTAATTCATTTTTCAAAGACAATAAGTTTCTTTGTTCGATGACCAGCTTTTCTTGTAGCGATTTCATTTTCTGTTTACTTATTGTTCCGCAAGTCTATATCTTATGACTATCTGATATGCCTTTCCAGAAACAACATCTCCTATTACGATAGATGAAAGGCTGTCGTCAGAAATTGATATATTTATATTAGAAAGATTGAGTAGTGTCATTGACGAACCACTTATTTGCTCATACACAGATATAGATAATGAATATGGGTCAATTTTATCGACATCCATTGAATGGGCGAAGATTGTAATAGACGTTGATCCAGCTCCCACTCCAACAGAATAAATCTTATCTGCCTGCAGTGCATTAATTGTTGAAATTAAACCTTCAATATTATTTTCAACTCCAAGAATATCACTGGCAATAGTGTCAAGCGCTTGCTTAACGTTGACATCAAGGTTTTGAAGATGGTTCATTTGAGTAGCCGTTACAGCACTATCAAGCTGCACGTCGTCATTAAACGATGGTTCATCAATTCTTTTGTATGCAAGTATTTGTGTGCCATCAGTTGTTACTATGTCACCCGAACCAGTACCACCAATTTCTCTGTCGCCCAATACATATTTACGAATTGTTGACATCGTAATTCTGTAATTTGCACCAAGATGAGCCACAACAATATTTGCGGCATCTGCTATGCTTCCGTAAGCCCATTCTGTTAGTACACTAATTTTTTTATCTTGAGCAGCCATTTATATCTCCTTATATCTCTACTTCTGGTGTTCCGCTACCATAATATATTTCTTCTGCCACAATTGCCCCAGAGGTGCTATCTTCAAGCAATATCTTGCCACCATCTTCACACAAAATATAGCTTATTTCAAAATCATCACCATAGTTGAGAAACTTACTTGTGCTCTTACTCATAAACTCAAGTGGAATGATTTGTCCAGCATTGCCTTTTGCGCTTGCTTCTAATAACTTAAAATTGCCAACAAATATAGCATTATCAATAGTCCCATAGTCGGCAAGAGAACGATACTGAATTGTAAGTCTGTATAGGTCTGGAGCGTTATTTATACTGTTAATTATAGATATAACTGGTAGAATTTGACTGCCTTCAACATCAGGTCTTGATTTGTTGAACATCGAAAATCTAACAACCTTTCTATATCCATAAAAGTCCTTAACAAGATTATCCTCTATATTTGTGAATATTTCAGTAAAATCAGAGTCAACATCCTCCTCGTCAAACGCCGCATATTCTATAGTAGCCTGATTGACGATATCATGTGTTGAGAATCTTTGCCTCAAAGTGAACGTGGCTGTCCCGGCAAGACCATTGATTGGTCTATATATGATAGGCATTAAATTTCTCCAATCAAAGTAATGTTTAATGTGCCATTGCTCAGGTTAATATTCTTTTCCATAACAAAGTACTCTTTGGATTTATAGATTATTTTGTCAAGCAATTTTATCTCAGAAGTTTGACCATGTATTTCTATATCAATTCGCTCCTTATAATTATAATTGATTGACTTATAAAATGATACAATAGATGGCAGAAACCTATCGTATCCAGCAACTTTTTTTAGCTGGTCAAATTCAATTTCGTCAATGTCGGTGTTTTGAGATATACTTTCTGCAATTATTTGTCCATCAATTGTTGCGGTGTTACCTCCCAAAACACTGTCTGTCTGGATTTTGCCTGTGCCATCTACATACAACAGCTTTTTGGCACACTGGATTGCCATGACTAAAGCCTTGTCTGTCTCAATTGTATCAAGCAATTTATTTTCAAGACCATCGTTATTGCCAATATCAAATGAGCTGCTGGCGAGACTGTGTTCATATGGAAACGGTGTTCTGATAAGCGTCTCTGCGAATTGCTTGAGAGTTGTGCCTGCCTTTTTCTCTGCAATTGTGCCGTCACCGCCAGTATCAAACTGAGAGAAGTGCACAATACTATTAAGCTTCCGTGCATTATCAGCAAGCAAACCAATAGCATCGATAGCTTCAAATGTAATTGCTTTTTTGGTTCTTTTTACTGTATTGAAGTCAATCAAGCCAGTGAATAAAACTTTATTAGTTGAGGTGTCTTTTAGTTGAACTAATATGTCAGTAACATTTGAAGCCGACTTGGTATAATACTTTTGAAAGTAGTCACGATATATATATAAGCCATAATTATCTACTTGCGACTCATCTTCAATGTCAAACACTGGAATGCTATCAACAAAAGTATCTTCATTTGGCAACAGAATACGTTCCTTGCACTTAATGGAGTCAAAGTACATCCAGTTAGTTTCAGTAAAGCCAGTGGCAAAAAGATAATTGTTTGGAGTAGAGAGCATTTCATTTATATTTATGTTATCAAGATAAAACTTGTTAACTGAAACTCCACTTGATTCAAAGTAATCAGATTCTTCAAGCGTAAATGTTCTTTCCACTGGAACATACATATTCCAATAGCCTAAATTAGTATCATCAGATTCTATTTCTAATCCAGAATCTGTTGATTCTGCATATGTTTTTGTCTGTGTCTTGCCAATTTTCAAGTTTCTTTGATTAGATTTACAAAACTTGATTAATGGTGTAGAAATACAATTATCAAATGTATGATAAAAATTTGATGGTGGCTTGAGAAGAAAGTACGTACCTCCACTTGTTATATATTTATTTTGATAAAATGGAGTGTATATGGCTTTTTCAGACCAATTATAATTAACCGTAAACCCAGCACCAGTAACAACAAGTCTTCTAATATGTGATGCTGAATTGTTGTTGTACATGTATTCACGAACCAATTCATCATAGTCATCCCATGAAATTATTGATGATATTAAGTCTGCAAAAATCCATGCCCTTCTGTTTTTGTCATTTGTAAATTCAGCATAATAGGATAGACTATAGATATTTTCTTCTCCAGTATCATCATTGCAAAGTGAAACACAGTATGTTGGTGGATAGTTGTCAAATATGTCATACCAAGTTACTGCTATATCTTTTATTACATTATATATTACTACAGTGCTCCTATAGTGATATCGCAGAAGAGTAAACAATTTATCTGCTAATGTGGCTGCATGCGAGTCCGTAATCCATGGGATTCTTTCAAGCAGAAATGCTTTAACCGTTGATTCATATATTTGGATTGATGGGTCAACTTGATTATTTTTAATTATTTTATTTAGCATTGCAGTAAATCTATTTATCCATTTAACCCTATCAATATCACTCCCTGTTGGAATCATTCCATCACAGAATGTTCTATATATTATGTTTCTTAACGCAGTAGATTGAATTTTTATTATTCCAGCAGTTCCTCCATCAGTCCATGTTTCATCGATACCATTAAAATGCCTGTAAAATAATCTTTCATAACTAAAGGCATCAAGAGCTTTTTCGTGACTTGCAACGATACAATTTATGTTTTCAGTTTCCATGCCATCCTCAAGCAGGCGTGTCTTATCCGTGAGTAAGTCAATAATATCCTTGTTCTGTGACTGATTTGTATTCAATAACCTTATCTCAGCCTTGCCACGCCTGGCGTCTATAGTAAAGTCATCAATACCTGCCAGCTTCTCACCGTCAATAGTCAAGCTATCTTTTGGCACAAGCTTTGAAAAATCAGTATTATCTACAAGCAATTTAAGCATTTAGCCTCCTGCGTTTTTTCCCACCAATTTCCACAATTTTATTAAGCTCGATTGGGTCAAGAACACGAGCACCATTGAGATTGATTTGTATGCTTCCAAATGAGCCGGGCTGACCGACATATCCGCCTTGTGCAAAAAGTCTGCCATTGGCGGGCTGAAGGTTATTCTTGGGCATTCCACCAAGCAGATACTTGGACATAAAGCTACCCATATTACCGCCAGACTTCATGTGTTCATACATTGACATTATTGGATTAAAGTTCTTATCCAGTGTTTCCTTGTCAATAACCAATTCGCCAGCATGAACTATACCCGCAGGCTTGTGTCCAGTTTCGTCAGGAGAGCCATAGCCAGAGCCAGTATATCCGCCGCCAGCAAACTTTTGGTTATTAATCATAGTCATCTGAGCGGCAAAAACGCCAGTAAGCATGGCAGTCAAAAGTGCAGCGGTAGGAATACCAAGAAACCCCTTTGTGCCATATTCAGTTGTATGTATTCCAATTAATCCTTTGGCAAAATCAACAGTTGCATCAAATATAGCCTGTTTCTTTTTCATGGCAGCCAATTTCTTGGCTTGCTCTTCTTGCAGGATTCTTTCACGCTCGGCATACCTTTCGTTGATGAGTGACTTTTGCTCCTCAGACATATTCGCGTTTGCAAGCATAATATCTTTCTCACGCTTGAGAATAGCCAGCTTTTTCTCTGTTTGCTTTTGCAATTGCTGCTGTTCCCATTGCCAATAGAAAGACCAAACCTGTGTAAGCTGATTGACAGACTGCTGTGCAACGTCAAAAATAGCCTCTTGCTCATTCTTGTATTCAGAGATGCCAAAAAGCTTTTTGACATTAAAGCCATCTGTTTCTCCGGTAATACCTTCCCGAAGCTTACCTATGTCATCAATGTCTTTATCTGATAGAGATATACCCTTTGCGCTGAGATTTCCTATCATCTCCAGTAGGGCACTGTCAAAGGCTTCAACTCCACCTTCATCGTCAATTACCTGCTTTAACCTTTTCTCAATCTCAGGATAAAACTCACTATTCTCTTTGATGCTGATAATTTCAGATAAGCTGTCAACAATACTTTTGGCAACCATCTCTCTAATTTTCTTAAGAGCATTGGACTTTTCAGATTGACCGTCAGCCTCTGCTTGCTTAATTGCATAATCAAGAGAGTTTATGCTCTCGGTTACACTCTTATCAATGCCAAAGGTATCAACAACGGCATTAAGATATTCCTTATCAGACAAGAATGAGCTTGCCGCATTAAACCATGATAGCAAAAACTTTGCGCCACCGTTTTGCATGTTTTCACGAAGAGTCCTTAATTCAGGGTCGGTGAATCCAGCGCTTAGCAGGGACTCATCAGACATTCCTTCGCCACGTGCGATGTAACTGTCATAGGCAGACTTTGCTTTCAACATTGCCGCCCTGCCACCTTCAAGGTCGCCTGATTCTAATAGGTTTTTGCCAAGCTCAGTGTAAAAACTAATAGCCTTCTCGCCTGCATCAAATAATTGCATGATTGTATCTTTATCAGTCATTTCTCGCAAGAGACCTAATTTACTGAGAGCTTCTTGTGCATCCTTCACAACAATCTTGGGGTCTGCCATGTCCTTCCTAATTTGCGACTCAACATCATCCAGAGCCTTCATGCGAGCTTCTCTAAACTCATCAAGGGTAGGATATATGTTTGCGCCAATGGCTTCAGAAAACATGCTCTCAAGCTTGTCCATATATGACTTTTCTGATGTGGATTCGCCTGGAGTGTGTTCTTTTGTGCCGAAATCAGGAATCGGCGTTTGAGGAAAAGTCAGTTTTTGTATATCAAGATATTGCCCAGCCGCAGTTCTGTATATGTCAAGCAATATTTGCATATTATTCAATTGAGTGCTACTTAACGATTCATCTGCTGTCCCGGCATCAATTTCATTTGACAATGCCTCTGCAAGGGTTTCCATATTCTTGCGATATTTTTCTGCCGCCATATATGCTTTTTTGCTTTCACCGCTCTTAAGAACATTTTGGATTGCACTGGTTTGCATTTTGATGCCTTCTTCGGCTTCATATATTTGATATAGTCTTTGTTCCCTTCCATACTCTCTGTCGAGTTTGAACGAGTCTTTCTCTTTGGCATCAAAATATTGCTCTCTTGTTAAGAGCCTGCGACCTCCACCACCAAATTGCACATCCATGCCAAGGATGTTTGTGCCAAACTGAGCTCCACCAGACATTTCTCCAATCGTTTGCATCAAATCATTTTGTAAGTCAAGACCCTTATATTTAAGAACATCATCCCTAAGCGCTTGTTGCATTTTACGCATTGTCTTTATGTGCTCTATAAAACTTTCACTTTCCTTTGTCATATTGGAAATATCCACGCCAACATCTTTCATTCGTGTAGATATTTCGCCATAAAGCTTATCCATTGAGGCAATCTGATTTGCGTTTTTGTTTTGAATCTCGTTAAGTGCCTCCCATCTCTTCACCAAAACGTCTATGCCATCAAATTTGTCAATTCTATATTGAAGACTTTCAATTTGATGCTCAGCGTTTTCTGCACTTTTTGCAAGCTCGTCAAGACCAAGTGCCCTTGAAATATCGTTCTTTTTGATTTTATTAATGATGCCAGACATAATAAAGCCAAGCTCTATGATGCCACTGACTAATAAACTTAGCCCAAACGTTGCCTTAGCCCAGGTTAAGGAAAACTCATGACCAAGAATCTTTATTTGCGTGTGCAGAATTTTGATATGTAAAACAGCTCTTTTTATTAGTTGATTAATCAAAACAAGACCAAGCGTCTTTATGGCAATGGTTAGCACAGGAATGCCTTTAATCAAAATATTGATAGCGCCAGTAAGATAGTCATAGAAAGATATTATATCACGATTATAACCGCTTACCCACATCATTTGCATCTCTTGCCAGGCGGTGTTCATTCTGCTTTGGGCAAAAGCAACAGTATTTGTTCTCTCCGCAAGTCCTTCCTGCGCCGCGCCTGCCGCATCAATCATTCTATAGTAATTCTCAGCATATTCGCTCATATTACCAAGCAGAGATGCAACAGCCTTGAACCCAGTCCTATTCTTAAAGAGGATAGTAATCAATTGTTCTTGTGCTTCACCGGTCATGTTGAGCAACGGCACAAGTTCTTGTAACGCACCTTCTAAGCCCTCAGCTTGTATTTTGTTTATGCTCAAATCAATGCCAAGCTCAGACATTAGTTTCTTAGCCTGTGCGGTGGGCGTTGCAATCTTCATAAGCATTTGATTGAGCGCAGTGAATGCTTGGTCTGCATTAATGCCATTAATAGTCATGGTTGATATTGCCGCAGAAATTTCCTCAATTGGAATTTTTAAGATAGATGCCGTAGATATAACCTTAGACATTTGGTCTGTATATTGCTGGATTGTTAATTGCCCATACTTAACTGTCTGGAAGGCTAAATCCGCAATTTTACCAACCTTGTCAAATGTCATGCCATACGCATTAGCAATTTGCACTAAAGCTTTAGCAGAAGTTCTAACATCACTCCCGCCAGAAATGGAAAGCTGCATAGCTCGCTCCAATACATCAGACGCATTAGCAACGCCTACCTGAGCAGAAATAACCTCATATAACGCACCAGCAATTTCTTTAGCGGCAATGCCATAGGTTCTCGAAAGCTCTCTAACGTCTTTCTGAAGCTTATTCTTTGTAACGTCCGACTCATTAGCAAGAAGCGCAAATGTCTTGGTTATTTCGTTCTGAAACTCTTTCCATGTATTCATGGCTTGCTTAGGGAGCCTGGATATAGTGTCAAATAATTCATAAGACAGCTTTGCTGTAATAACAAATGAAATACGTGACATTAACTTCTCCATAGAAAACATGTCTTTGATGGTCTTGGAGAAGTGACTTTCTATATTCTTTGACTTAACTTTAGTAACTTCCAAATGTCCGTTTAGTGTGCGCGTAGAAATGCCAGCCTGAGATAATTGCTTGGCAAAAATATCTGCCCTCGAATCTCTGAACTTTTTTGGCATCTTAGATAATTCAGCATTAACTCTGCGCATCTGAAAGTCAAGGTCTTTGCGCGACATTTTACCTGAAGTTATGCCGCCAATAATGTCAGTGCCAGCCTGTTGAGCTTCCCTTGTTATTTTAAGGTCTTGCAGTCTTTGCTTTCTTAACTCATCGTGTATCTTTTTCTTGCGCTCAAGCTCTTTAATTTCATTGCGGACTTGAACAAGACGCTCTTTTGCTTCATTGACAGCACCTTTAACATTCTCGGTTCGTCTAATCGCATCAATATACTCTTTCTTGCGCTGAAGCATCTCATTTTCATCTTTGGAATTGATAAGATTAGTTTTAGCAATAACTTCCTGTTGCTTAACTACTTTAAGTAATCTTTCGCGCTCAGCAATTTCTTTGTTAACAGCGTCAATATCTTTAAGTGAGTCTGCCTCATTGAAAGAAAAGTCTCCACCAACAGCCTCAAGAATAGCCTTTTGCTGGGTAGAAGTCTTGAGAAGCTTAAATCGCCTGGCTTCTTCCTGCTGTCGCTGTCTTTCTTCTCTCTCAACCTGAGCTGCGGCTTCACGATAGTCACGCTCTGCTTCCTTTCTGCGTAACTCATTGAACTCCCTTAACCTTTTACGATTGTCTTCCGCAAGCTCCTCATCGCCAGTATACTTTGATTCCTTAATTTCTTCTGCTTTATCATGTCCATGTTTTGTGAAGTGAGCAAACATTGCGGCTTTTTCATTTGCCTTTTGAACCTTTTTATTGTAATCATCAAAGACAACGTTAAGCTTTTCAAGCCTTCTTTGATACTTACGAAGCTCTTGCTCATTTTTTTTCGGAGAGTCCGAATGCATGGCAGGTCGCTTAGGTATCTTAATACTGGAAACGCTCTTCATCAATGCTTCAATGGTATCAATATATTCCTTAAGCTCGGAAACCATGCCCCTTGAGCCAAGCTCACGCAAAATATCTTGTGACGCTGCTACGGATGCTATGATTCTGGAGAGTGCCTCTGCATTCTTTTCTGTTCCAGGCATGTTCTTGAGCGCAGCTTGAAACTCTTTTATCTTGTTACTAAAGCTTTTTGCCATCATTATCTCCTTTTGAGATGTCTTCTTGCCCTGCCACGGATATTTGACATGGACGCTTTTTTGAATCTCTCTATAAGCCAGGCTATTTCTTTGTCAATTTTAGCCTGCTCTTGCTTTCTTGTTTTAATCAAACGCTCTGAAAACTTATCCTGAGCTTGGTCAAGCATTGACATATATTCTTTGTAATATGCTTTTGCTGTCTTGCCCTTGAATCTTCTTAACATATCACATATATTGATTAAGTTATTTAAGCCCTCATCAAAGTCTTTAATTAGCATATCTTCTTGATGCCTGCCAGAGCTTGCATCTGCAAACAGTTTATCAATAGTTTGCTTGCCAGACTGAATTATGTCAATATCAAGTTTTTTGAATATATTGACTATATGTTCATCCGCCGCAATCGCAAGCTCTTTTAATAGATAACCGCCATCTCCCTTCATTACAAGCAGTGGCTCAGGCTCTTCAATGTATTTTGGGATAAGAGTTTCAATGCCATATTCTGTTAAGTCACTTTTTATCATGCTTCTTCTGTATCCAATAAAGACATACTCGCTGCCTTTTGTTGCGGAGTCATTCTTATTAAATCTTGCACTCATCGCTTGTCTTATCTGTTTTGCAAGTTCGTGTATTGGGTCTGTGTATTGCTCACCAGAATATGGGTCTGTTGTCGGAGGATTGATTCCACGTTCAACTGATGCTCTTCTTCTGCTTTTTCTGCTAAGTAAAACCTGTCTTTGTCTTTGTAAAGCTCTCTGTATTTGCCTCTTTTTCTCAATGGACACAATCTTTTCATTAAAATATTGCTGCTTACCACGAATCCATTTCACAAGCTCACTAACATCTGGAACCGGGGTTTTCGCCTCGTCCTCACCAAATAAAGCGTTTATCAATTCTGGCTTGATTGCAAACTTGACAAAGATTTTACAAGAACCATGGTCAAGCCTACCAATACTGCCAGAGGTCTCTTTGTAGGTATATGTGCAATATATGCCAATAGAATTATATAGATTACCAGTTGCGTATTTGAGCCTTTCAATTAAAATAGAATGAGCACGCCTTAACAGAGAATCATCTTTTTCTATCTCAGTAATTAGATTGTTGAGAGTTTTCCTTATTACCGCGCCTGGTCTCATATTTTTATTGCCATATATTTCAAAGAGTTCCTCAGAAATAGTAAGGTCACTTATGTCTATTTCGGCAATTATTATTGACTGGTATTCTCTGTACTTGGCTATATTACTCAATTTACTTATTGCTCCTTTTCCTTTCAAGACTCTGATACATTTCATTTACATCATTATATATGTCAAGTGCAAAAGAATAAAAGTTTGCATGAGCTATTGTTTCACGCACCTGCTCACAGAAAGAATGGCTGTCAGAATCCATTAAACCAAGCATTTCCAGCGTAACCTTATTTATCTCGGAGCATACTATTTCCTCTATTAAAATCATTGATTCATAAATAGATAAACACGCAGGCTCTATGTTGTTTTTCTTTAACAAGAAGTAATTTGATAGATACATGTCACCAATATATAAATCCTTGTTTTTTTCTTGCTTGGCGAGCAATTCTTCTTCTGTATCATCTTGATAAATCCCAAGGTTGATTACATGCTGTTTGCGCCGGTCTATTTCATCATTGAAAAGATTGAGCTGTTCAGAGAGATTAATAAAAAACTCCATAACAAGTTGCGGCGACTTATCCTCCTCTCCTGAATGAATGATGTTAATAACGTTGTCAAGTACTTCTTTCTGCGATAACGATGATATCAATGTGGCGGCATCAATTGGATTTTGTAGATTTAATCTACATCCGTCTATGCCAACGCTTGTCAATATTCTCATTACTCTTGACACAGTAAGAATGTCTTGCTTCAAGCCTTCCTCCTTGCAATAAAAAATGGGGCTAACCAATAAATATTATAGAAAAGTCAGCCCCATGACTATGTGTTCTTATTAGTTTTTTATGTTGCTGTCACAGACACAACATTGCTGTAGGGTGTTTTCTGAACATTATTGCCGTCTAATCCTGACATCCTACAATAATATGTTACTCCTGATTCCTGGTCAACTGGGGAGACATAAGCAAGAACATCTGACGGTTCAACATAAGTAGTTGAAACGATATTTGCAAAGTCTGAATCACCAGCGGAAATTTCGACTTTAATTGTTTTTATGTTTTGATTTGCTTGACCGTCAAAAGTAAAAGTTGCCTCAAAAGAATCGCCTGACTCGATGTAAAATACATCAAGAGTAGGGGCATCGTTAGGCTCTTCATATCTTACGTCTTCTATGCTTCTAAACTCTTTTACTGTTGATATACTTTTTTCGACATTAATCGTTGAAATTACAATGTTTTTACCAGCAGCCTTTTCAGAGAAGCTGAAGCTACAACCCACATTATCGGTAAGTCCAGCCAACATCGCAGGGACATTGCCTATTACAATAATTTCATGGGTCTCTAACATTGCGCCATCATAACTTTTTAGTCTTGCATCGTTTATTTCCTCAAGCATGATTACACATTCATGACCGTCAAGACCAGTTAAGAACTCAATAATTTCAGGCGTTGAATTGATAAGCTCGGCTGTAAATGTGCCAGACTTGCCAAGAACAATTTTGCCATTTTCATTGCCGTCTATACTGTCGCCATCTTGCACGGAAACATCAATGGAATCAGCCCGCATTTCGCCGACATGATACATGTTCTGCTTTATTAAATCAAGCAAAAGCTTGGCTTGTGCATAGTCGACAGGGGCATCATAAAGGCTGGCAAACATATCATCAAGCTTATTTATTGCATTGAGAAAGCTAAGCTCGCCTGAGCCAGCATTTTCAAAGGCTATATAGACACGATAATCTCTCTGCCTGATTCCTGCTACGCCATAATTTATTTTAGCCATTTGCTACCTCCAGTTGGCACATTAAGCCTGTGGTAAGTCAGCAATTGCGCGGAAAGAGCCAGCAGAAGGTACGCTTTTTTCGATGGTTATGGTTGAACGAATAGAGTCACCACCAGTAATCTTTTCAGTATAGGACAGGTTAACTTTATTCATTAGAATAGCAGTTTTGTTTGCTACTGCACTAACGAGGTGAGTATCACGTTCCAGCATCAATACTGTGCAATTCTGACCATCAAGTAGTTCAATTGCGGCAATATTTGCTGGAGTAGCATTCAAAAGTTCAGCGGTAAATGTTCCAGTTTTGTTTAATACAATCTTCCCTAAAACATTGCCATCAACAGAGTCACCATCCGCAATGCTCATGTCAATAGAGTCTGCTCGGCATTCACCAAACTCTTGTAGCTTGGTATCAAGTTGACCGCCTTGGTCGTCTATAAGCGCATTAAGGTTTGTCTGAGTTGGTGAAGCAACATAGGTGTCAATTGCGCTCTGAAGAGTAGAGTTATCAGAAAGACCAACATAAATGCGATAATCTTTCTGCTTAATTCCATCTGTTCCATAAATTACTTTAGCCATTATATTTTCTCCTGTTCAATTAAACGTTATTGTTGTTGTCCAGCCTGTTATGAACGTGCCCGCATCTATGCCAATGGAAACGGCAGGCTCAATGTCAGTCAAGACGTTATAATCCATTTTAGCTATTATGTCTTCCATCAGGTCAAACATAGCCTGTTGCTTGACCAGAAGGTCTGTTGGACTGTCCATGTCATACGCATCAAAGACACATAATATGTATGAATACTGAATAGGAGCATACTTAATAGACTCTTTACTGTGCTGGCTCGAACCAAGAAACAATCCAATCGCCGGAAAGTTTCCCATTGCAAGCTCAGTTTCACTCTTGGCTATTACATATTCGCCATACTCAGCCTGTATGTCGGCAACCAAAGCAAGGTGTCTTTTCAGGAAATCGCTGGTCACGCTCATACGGTAAACACTCCAAATTGACCCTGCGTATAAATATCATCAGGCTCATCTTCATTGTTCCCAGAAGCGAAGCTCAAGCACTGATTAGCCAAGTCTCGGTAGTTGTCGGCGTTGGCTATCAAGTCCTCAAAAGGGGCAGCATAAATATTTGCACCACCAGCAGAATCACGGATGGTGTTTACTGCCCCCTTAACCAGCTTCTTTAACGAAATTGCAAGATAATATAGGCTGAAATATGACTCGGCATAAATCAAGTTACGCAATGACTTTTGCTCGCTATTCAGCACATCAAAGGATAAAGAGTCGAATGCTTGGTATGTGTCTGAATCAAAACCATTCAAATTGTCCACATACTCCTGATAAGCACTCTCGCCAAGATTTTCTAACATATCACGTGCTCCGCTGGAAAGAATCTGTGAATTGATTCTATCTTGCGCCTGCGTTGTGATATTAGCAAGCTGTGTCATTTTAGCCTTGATTAAATCCTCGTAAATAATAGGTTCAGCCATTTTATTTCCTTACTTAGTTAATTTATGATTACGTATGAGTCAGACGGGAGCTTATCAAGTTCAGCCTGGTCAACTCTATACCGTATATGATATTGATATTTACCAATGGATTTTTTCATAAATATCTTTACCATAACGGGTTCTTTTTTAATTTTCTTCTTGGGCGTTACTTCTTTAGTCTCGATTACTTCTGTAGTAGTTTCATCGATAACTTCAGGTTTCTTAACTGTTTTCTTTTTACTCATAACTTAGCTCCTGTTGCCAGATTATCCAACAGTAATATTGCAATCAATACAGTCAGAAGCAATCATGTTGGGGTGGTAGGCTCTCAGATAGATGTGGTCACTTGAGGTGAGAGAGAAGTAACCATTTTCAGGGATAACGGTAGCACCAGCAGCAGCAAGAGCTTCATCCAGAGTATCAAAAGAGGCTCCGGAGAGGTCTTGTGTCGAGCTAACTACGACAGCCCCTTTATTCGGGCAACATACATGAAGAGGAGTTCCGCTTGCAACTGTTTGAGTATATGTGTTGGCTCCAGAGGGAGTATAGGCATTCATGCCATTTTTTGCATCGTCGGCAGACAACAGAACAGGGTCAGAGACCTTTGCGCCCTTGAATGCAATTACGAAGCTATTATGACGAGAAGCCTGGAAGTCAATATACGTATTATAAGTATACTCAAATGCGGCACCAGTTTCGGCTCTGGCATTGTAGAACATATCCCTGCGATAACTTGTGCTATCAGAGGCAATATCAAGATTCTTGGGGTTGCCAAACAGAATAGAGCCATACAATGTTGAGTCGCTTTCGTGAGTTTCATTGATACTTAACCAGCCGGGAATTGCTACCAGCGAATGACCCATGAAGCGAGGCACATTGCCGTTGGTCAGGATATCTTCTTTGACGGGGTTGGAAGGATTACTGATATCAGAACGAGACGCAACATAAAGGTCAACATCTCTCTGCGACATCATGAATACATTTCCCGTGTCACTTCTGAACTCGGCAGGCATAGACTCATACACCTTGCGCATAAGAGCAATAAGGTTTGCGCCAGTATAATTAGAGCCAGTCGCACTGGTTGCATCAACTTTATTGGGAGTCAAATAACGACCCAAGAAGCCCTGAACCTTGATTGTGCCATATGTATTGGTATTAGAGCCATCTGCCGCTTGCAACATCTTATTGAAACCAAGATTGAGGTCATAGAAATCTTCAGTGCTGGCGTAATTTCCGCCCAAACCATTGATGGCAAGATTCAGAATGTCATTGCCCAAGGCAATAGCCACATCATTGAGAACTTCATTCTCAAAGTTGGGGTTATGCAGGTTGTCAATAACAGTCTGAAGCGGAATATCTTTGTGCAACTGAGCATTCTTGAGCCACATATTGATTCCGAAATTATGTACAATACGCTTATTAATGGTAGTAACAGCGCCACCTTTCTGCTCATTGGAAACTAAGTTCTTGCTGGTAATTGCAGTGCCCTTGACATCCGTGACCAAGCTTTTTACAATACGGGTATTGAACAGCTTGAGATAGGGACTCTTGTCATAGATATAGCGTATGGCTATTTCTGCGTCTTTTTCGCTCAGGCTTCTGCCGCGAGTAAAGTCAAGAGTTGTTTCATCAATTTCACTTTTCTGGACAGGAACGCCATCGGAATCTACAATTTCGTAGCCAGCATGTTTAGACAGCAAATAAGCAGCCAGCGGACTAAATTTCGGCGCATTACCCTCATCGGCGGAGGCAACGCCACGTTCAAAGCTCTTTTGCAAAACGTTGATAAGATTAAGAGCATCCTTTGCATCAATAGTAAGGTTTTTCAATTCCATTTTAATTTCTCCTATAACAAACCGCGACCAGCCGGAGCGGAGCGTTTGATTTCTACACGAGTGGGCACCGTTACGGAAGATTCGGTCTGTTTGTCGTTAAGTTTATCGTTTGTTTCAATGAGAGACTTGTTAATTTCAGCAAACTTGCTTTCAAATCTCTGCTCCATTTCTTTCAGGGATTGCAAAAACTGCTCTCCCACGCCCTTAATAACCGTTTCAATTGAGACAACTTCCGTTTTTTCAACCTCAACAGGCTCAGAATCAGTTTTTTCTGTAACAGTATCAGTTTTTTCTACAACAGTTTCTGCTTCGGCATCGTCGGTTGTCTCTGGTTCACTTGAATCATTGGTATTGTCCGCAGTCGCAGTCTCAGTTGATGCTTCTGGTTCTGTCACCGGCTCGTCTGCTGACTTTGCAATCTCAGAAATCTTCTTATTAATGTATTCCGAGGCAGATTTCATTGATGCCGAAAGAGCAGTTAGCTGTTCTTCGCTCGCAGAATCCCACGAAATATTGTTAAAGAAATCTTCTTGCATAATCTCCATGATAAAGTATGGATTCCTTGACATTGAATCAAATGTCTTCTCCATTTCCTCATCAAAAGATTTAGAAAGACCAATAGCTTCAAGAACCTTGTTCATCCATGATTTCATTGTTGGTTCTCCTTTGCTCGTTTTGGCTTCACGAGAAATACCAAACATCGAATAACCTGTTATTTCGCCGTCTTTCCATGCTTCCCAAATGTCCTCACTGGCACGTGTAACCAAGACCCAACTACCTGCCTTGATAACATTATCACCAATATTTAGCGTCACGGGTGAAACATAGCTTTCGACAACCACGCCAGCGCCAGCCAGGAGGTTATGCTCAGTATCGATATTACGGTAATGCTCAAGAAACTCGTGAGCTGTTTTTTCGATTTCGTCTTTTGTCATAAAATCGCCATAGGTGTCCTCGGAGTCAGGCTCATAAACAATGCCATATAATAGACGCTTTTCGTCGGCATTGTCATTCTTCGACAGGAACCTTACCTTAAACTCCGCATCAGAATGCCTACAAACAGATTTGGCAAGAAAAAATTGCTTCTTATTTGCGCCACGTCTCACATATGAAACATGAGTGATAGTCACATCGCTAAGCTGTCGCTTTTTCTTTATTGTTTCCATATTTTACCACCTATAACCTTGTTGTGCTTTCATCATTGTTTTTGTCTGGGTCAAGATTATTAGACGCCTGCCCATCACCTTGACCTAAGTCGGAATTATCGCTTGTATGCAAGTCACCCTCTTTATTGGGCTTAACAGACAAGTTGCCCATGTGTTCAGTCTCACTCTCGTCCTGTGGAGTATCTTTAAGGTCAATCGGTTTGAGATGTAAGAACATCTGCCTGATTTCATTCACGGACAATACTCTATTGCCAAACTCATCAACCATATTGTAATACATATTGGCAATAATGGCATCATCTTTTTCGTTAGAAATATTCATTCCGTTCAGGCTAAACTCACAATTAACACCAAACTCAAGCTCAAGGAATCTGTTAATAAAATCAACAATAGTCTTTTGCTCCGGCTGTGATACAGTTTCCATAAATAGCTTCAGGTCAGTTATGCCAGCCGAGCCTCCACCAAAGTTTCCGCCTTGTGACAAACCAAGCAATTTTGGATGAACTCTGCACTTAAGAGCAATCTTGAACTGTATTTTATCTGCCAAGGTAATAAACTGTTCGTCGATAGATTTTGAGAGCGGCACTAATTTAATCTGAGCCTTCTCATTCGGCACAGACAGAAATAGCATCTTGTGTGAATTTGCGACACCCTTAAGATTGTTCTCAATAAATTCCTTAATCTTTTCGTAGCTCTTTTTGGTTAGCTTCCCGCCGGTAATTAAAACCGCCCAGGCAGGCTGTCCGCCGTTAGAGAAGAAGTTGATGTTGTACTGGTCTGTCAAATAGGATTGCTTAATTAAGTCAAATAAGTGTGATGTATCCGGCTTGCCGTAATAAAGATTTTCTTGCGACGGCTTTTTCATATGCAGGCAATAATGCACGCCATCTCGTGTTTTAGAGGACACAGGGTATGGCTCAAACACAGTCGGGCTGGAACAACCATCAGGAATATACATATACTTATCAATTTCACGTAAAGTGTTGCCAAACTTATCAACCTTTGGCTTGATATACATGTCCTTGCCGGGCAAGGAATACAGAGACCTCTTATTCCCACTCTTTACGAATTCAAGGAAACAATTGTCAAACAACTCAAAGTCTGTGTACATATTCTTGAGAATAGATGTAAATGTATCATTAAAGTTTCTGTTTGGTGATTTGAAAAAGTCAATAACATCTTTGTGCTTGTCAATATCCTTATAACCGAACGAATAGCCCCGCCCAATTGTTGTATCAACCTTGATGGCAATACAGGTTTGATAAGTTATATCAATAGCCTTATATGCCAGAATTTGCGAGGGGTTATAGGGAGGCAAAATACATCCATTAGCCTTGATACTTTGTGGCGTGGCAAGCTTGACAGAACTCTTTGGCAAACTTATTGACTTAGAGATAGGAGCAAAAAATATTTCATCAGCACCAAGAAACTCTTTCTCAACCGTGTTGCCGCCAACAGGCTCTTCTGAAACAACTTTAATTTCGTCTTTCAATTATGTTCTCCCTAAAATATTTCAACATCAGAATCTTCTTCTTCAGTGTCCGGTTCATTATTATCTTTTACATATTTAGTGTCAAGCATTTTATTTTCACTACCAAGAGAATCTATCTCAACGTCGAAGGATTCAGACATCATTGACAACAGTCCAGCCATAGAGTCTGGCGCATCATCCTTTCCATATTTATATTTTCCATAGTTAGATAAGTTAGACATAAATCGTCTATAATGGTCGTCTTGCTCGTCATCTTCAAGAAAGTAACAGTTATTCTTAATTTCGCCTAATGCAAGCATAATTCTGATTTCCTTATTACTTGACGTTGACCGATAATCTATGTCAAGACCAATCGCACTGAACAAGCCCTGATTATTTCTTTGCAAATTCATGGCAAACTCAACCCCGCCCTGATTGCTCTCAAACACAAAATCATCTGGCTTGAAGTAGGCAATCTTTTCAAGCAATGGTCTCTCCAGCGCAACACTGTCTTCATTAGAAAATACTACGCCTACAATATATTTCTTGTCACCATATCTATAACAGAACGGGGCGGACAAGTTATCTGTGCCTTTGTTTGCATAATCACACCAGCCCAGCACTTCGTCAGGATTTCCCAGCTTTTCAAGGTCTTTCATACTAAACCGCTTCAAATCATCCAGCCTCAATTTAGCAAAAGCCCTGTCGGCTGGCTTACACATATAAAGAGCCTGAAACATCCAGCCAAGATTCTTCTTTTCCCAAGTATTCTTGATAGCCAGTAATTTTTCGGTGGGTATCATTGCCTCGCAAACACTTCTCCCCGTTTTTTCGTCAAGCGCAGGAAAGATAAACTTATGCCAAGACTCATCATCTTCCCTTAATCCAATTGGGTCTTTCTCGCACCATCTCGTCTGAATGATAATCTCAGCACAATTTGAGGTAGTGTTTATACGGGTATTGTGCACAGTCTCAATGAACAAGTCAAGTTTATCTAAGTATGTCTCAGACAGGGCTTCTTCGGGGTCTTTGATGGGGTCGTCAAGGATGGCTGCCCTGTTGCATCCACGCCCGGTGATTGTGCCCTTAATTCCTGCACCAAAATATGTGGAGATAGTCGTGCCGTCAAGCTGCCAAGACATTTTAGATGATGCTTTGGGGTCTGTTTTGACATTTGGAAATACAACCTTATATTCATCCATGTTAAGCGTGTCTAACACCGCCTTAGACAAATCCATTGCAAGGTTGTCATTATAGCAGTTCCGCATAAAGGAGCAGTCGGGGTCATAGCCAAGCCACCACGCAATCCACAGGCTACAAGTCCTGCTCTTGCCTGCGCGCGGAAAGAAAGAGATAAGCACCTTTCTCAATTCGCCAGTAGTAACTCGCCTGAGAATCTCTGAAAGCTCCATGAGCGGTATTTTCTCATCTGTATAGAAGTCGGGATATAAGTATTTCAGAAACTCCCAAAAGCCGTATTCAGTATATGGCGAGAACTTTAATTGAAGCTCATCGCATTTCTGTCGCTCTCTGCGTTGTTTCTCAAGGATAAACTCCTCTTGCGTAAAAGTAAGGTCGGGCATTAACTCTCCAAGTTTATTGTTATTTGCTGCATCTCGTTATCTATGCGTTTGGCTGCTATGGCGCAATACTCTGGATTCAGGTCAATGCCTATGTATTGCCTGCCATTCTGAACTGCAACCAGTCCAGTTGTCCCGCTGCCAAAGAATGGGTCAATGATAACTGCATCTTCTTTTGTTGTTTTCACACATGGCAGTATCAAGTCTGGCGGATATGTAGCGAAGTGAGCCCCCTTATATGGCTTAGTGGTAACAGTCCACACAGAACGCTTATTGCGACCTATTGTGGTTAGTGTTTGGTCAGGTGCTTCATTCTGTTGCCTGAATGCGCTGGTTCGCTTTCTCGTGCAAACGCTTTCACGGTTCTCTTTTATCGCCTCGCTGTCAAAGTAATACCTTGCACTCTTGGTGAGCATAAATATATACTCATGGCTCTTGGTGCACCTGTCTCTAACGCTCTCAGGCATAGGGTTGGGCTTATGCCAGATGATGTCCTGACGCAGCCACCAGCCGTCAGCTTGAAGGGCAAAAGCAACACGCCAAGGTATGCCAACAAGGTCTTTGGGTTTAAGCCCTGATGTAACTGGAACACCATTTGTGCAACCTCTTTTGGCGGATTGCGATATGCCTTGATTAGCGTGATGTTCTTTACGAACACCACTACCAGCATAGCTATCCCCCAGATTAAGCCACAGCACTCCATCATCTTTAAGCACCCGCTTGACCTCACGGAATAGCTGCACCATATTGGCAACATACTCCTCTGGCGTTTTCTCAAGACCAAGCTGCTTGTCCTTGCGAATAGCGCCACACTTGGGGCAGGTGTCTTTTGCTTGGTGTCCAGCGCT